TACGAGCGTTCATAAAGGCTTTTGTCGTAGATTTAATTTCTAAAGCAATACTTGCGTTCGTAACTACGTCGTCACTCCCAGCAGTTCCACCAATTAACAAATCCCCCGCCATGTAGTTGTGGCTTGTAGGACTTGCGTAGAAACCCCAGGTCGTGGTGCCTGGGTCACCGAAAGGAAGATCGAACTTGTAACCCACACACTTTGTAACTGTGGTGATGCCGTTAGGAAGAGCTACCGCTCGACATAGATCAAGGTTTGCAATCGTTCCACCCGTAGCTGCCCCATCAAGACTCAAAGCAAATGTGGCACCCGCTACTTGATCTACGCTAGAGCCTGTCCCCATAGTAACCACTGCAGGCAATGCTAACGCCGATAAACCTACCAGAGCAGTCGTAACAACCGCGTTGTCACCCACTGACAAAAGCATCGCCGTGTTCACGCCAATCGTGTCACCTAGTGCTACAGTTGTAGAAGCTGCAATTGTCGGATTAGAAATTAATCCGTGAACCGTTGACGGTACGCCGCCGCCATTAACAATAGCTTGAGAAGCAAACGCATTTAACTGACCGATTGAAAGTGCGCCAGTAAAGCTTAGTGACCCATTGATCTGCACGTCACCAACTAAATCTGCAGCTCTGTGTCCTGTGCCTGAGCAATTTGTCATATCGACAAACAAACCAGTACAACTTCCATTTGGCGCAGACGAAATAGTTGGGTTTATGCTAAGCATCTGAGCATAGCTTGTAAGGGTCGTAATGTTAGGATTTACCGCAACACCTAAGAAATTATTTATAGAAGTAATGTTGGGGTTCATGCTTACGCCCTGAAACCCGCCCGTACCAAAAGTTCCTAGCGTTCCAGCTATGGCCACACCCGTGAAGCCCGCATTCCCCGTGAAAGTAGGGATTGTTGGGAAAAAAGACATCCCTGTGTAATTAAAATTGTTAGATATGGAAGCTATTGTTGGACTTGCGGCATAAGACGTGTGCCCAGGTACCGCACAGGCAAAATTTGAGAAATCATAAAACGCCGTCACATTCTGAGTGAGTGTAGCTGCAGCGTTAGCATTTGGTTGAAAACCATACCCCTGTATCTGAGCATTTACTGTGACGTTTGCGTTTATCGTACCAAATCCAAAAAAGTAGTTAATACCACGGACTGAAATTGGGTCCGTGCCATTTCCAATATTAAAGTTGTTAGAAGTAAAAGTCAGAGCCCCAATGTCGCTTTGCCCTGCATGCCCAAAATAGTTCTGGTACAGAGTCAGAGCATTTCCGTTCGTTCCAAAAGTAAACCCAGCAGATAGGGTATCTATCAAAATATAGTTATTGTGTATGTTCCAATACTCGTCTGGAGAATTAACCGCAGCATTGAATATTGGGTAGGCATTGTTCAAATTAGAATACGACCCGTTATTTGGAACTACTGTTACCGACTGTGATAAGCCTCTGGTCGTATTATCATAAGACCAACCTGGTATGGTCGATAAATTCCCAGAGGAGTTATAACCTGCCAAAGTGTTCGCTGTGTCTGTGTATCCGGGCTGAGCGTTCCACGTTGCATCCCCGTCGATACCACTTTGCTTTATTAAAATCTGTCCAGCTGTTCCACCTGAAGGAAGCCCGCCTGAACCTACCAAAATCCAATCATTTACTACTGACGCGCCTTTAGAGAGATAAATATTGTTATTAAGGGTATCTACCCAGTGATGCCCTTCATCCGGAGGTGGAAGCGTGGGTGGACCTGCAAATTTATAGATATGTTGCACGTTCGGCATCTAATCCCCTAACAAGTAATTACCTAAATCATCGGTCAATAGATTACTTAAATCATCAACTAAAAAGTCTGGGTCCTCAAAACTTGATTGCCAAACCGTGTAGCCTTCTTTTCTTCCCTTAACTATATTCGTAGATGGGTAATACAAATATTCCATGACAAAACAAGGAGTGTCCTGAACCGCATAAACCGGGGCTATATACGTCTTTGATGGCCGATTAAAACCGTCAAATTCGGTGTGCCACTTATTGATTTCGTTTCTGATCTGAATCAGAAGCTCAGTCTTTGTGGTTGGTTTTCCCATCGTGCTCCCAAGTATTTAAGGGGAGGTCTAACCCTCCCCCAAAAACTAACTCGATTAGTAGTTAGGAATTCCGTACATGATCGCCTGAGAAGCTGGCTTCTCGACAACAATGTCACCGAACAAGCAATGATCCAGCACATAGCTGTAACCAGTTGTTGCTCGAAGTTCGAAGTACTGTTTTCCATCTGGAGCAGTTCTTCGCTTGATCCCACCGTTGGAGTAGAAAGAAATTCCATCCCAATCTAGGTAGAAGATTGTGCTGTCAGACTTCTCTTGAATTCCAACAAGCTTCAGCATCTGACCAGAAACGCTACCAACTTCGATAGTGTCCCAACCGTAAACTGATGTCTTGCGTGAATTTGGAACTACGTTGAACGCACCTTTTTGTGTCTCAAGAAGCTTCAGAACTGATCCGAAGTGCTTGAAAGACATCAAAACTTCTGGCGCTGCCCCACCTTTTCCAAGGATCATGCGGCGAGTGTATCCATCGAAAATCTTTTGCAAGATGTTTGATGCAGATACAGCACTTCCGTCGATCTGGACGGCTTGCAAGAACTGGTAAGCAGTCTTTACTTGGCCGAACAGGTTTGTGGTTCCACCGTTAGCTAGAGACAACAATTGGCTCTCTAGTGATGTGAAAGAACCAGTCAATGCACCTGGGTGATAAACTTTCGCTGCCTGAGCAACAGTGTAGGCAGAAATATCTGCAGCTGCACCGCCACGAGTGGCAGAAAGAGTTACTGAACCAGACAACAATGAACCGCCGTTAACATTTACGTTGATAACGTAGTATGTAGCTGCAGCTGTGTTGTTATCTTGCAATACAACTTTTTGTGACAAAGCGAAGCGATCAATACGATCAACTTCCAAAACGCCGCCAGCTGTGCCGTCTACAGTCGCTACCGCGAACTGAGGACCGTTCAACATGTTCACAGAAGCTGCCATCTTGAAGTAATCCATCATCACGTTAACGCGATTTGGAAGAATTCTTAAGAAGGTAGACTCTGGGATCTTTCCATCATGCTCCATGAGGTCACGATGGTTGAACTTCATTGTAGCCCAAACTTCAGGCTGAACCGCGATTTGACCACGGATGAAGTCGTCTTGAGCAATATCAGTGTCTGCAGCCAATTGGCCGAATTCTACTGATGTCGCTTGTGTGCCCTCAAAAGGGACAATAAGAGTTCCACCCTTCCAGGTGTCTTTCTTTGTAACTTTTGAGTAAACGTAATCTCGTTTTTGCCATTCATTGTTCAATAGCTCGAGTGGCAAGTACTCGTTGAGCATTGATTGAAAACTACGACTTGTAGCCATTTATAAATCCCCTTTTAGTCCCTTAATTCAGAGACAAGTTTTTTAATATCATCTAATGATTTTGGTACCTTCTTAATAGGCGAAGTACCTCTGCCTGCGATGTTAGGAATTACTGGCGGCGCGGCTTGTGGGCTAGATTGTTGCTGGCCCCCGTAAGTCTGCGGTTGGGATTGTTGTCCATTGAAACCCGCTACAACTTTGCCATACTTATTGATGACATGCTGGACTGCTTGTTCTGCAGACCAATCCTGCCCCGTCATGTGCCAAGCTGCTGCGGCCTCATCAACCACTAGCTGACGAAACGCTCCGATACTTCCTGCTCTCTCATCCCAAGCCCCAGCGTATCGCTGAACCTCTGGACGAGACATTAATGATTCAAGCTGCATTGTTCTGGCCTGTGTGGCCTGCTGCTCGTATGCTGTTTGGTATTGTCTGATCTGCTCCTCTTGTGCGTACGCTTGTTGGCGTAACTGCATGTTGCGCTCATACTCAGCCCTCTGGTCGGGAGCCGCGTTCATGAGTGCGAGTTGCTTCTCGACATATCCAAAAATTTCCTCATTCGGCACACCTAATTTTTTGAAAAAGGTGTCCCAATCTTTGTTTTCTAAAATCTTGTTAAATTGATCATACGCCCGAAGCTTCGGCTCGGCTGTTCCCCTGAAACCGTCAAACTCCCTGCGTGTGCCTTCTAGCTTTTCCTTCATTGGATCAAGCGCATACGCTTTTGAATGAAGTGCCTTAATCTTTGCCTCTGTGTCCGCATCCTTGATCAAAGGACGGAAAAGCTCATCGACCTCGTACTCCTTCTCATACGCTTTAAACTTAAAGTTCGGCGTATAAGCTGGCATTACTGGTACTTGTGCTGCGTTCGCAGCCGTGTTCATTCCTTCACTCACGCTACTCTGTGATGTTGAAGCTTGTTGTGTCGTAGACGTATCACTGCTGACCGCTGAACTTGTAGATTCAGAAGTTTGGCTTGTGGCCGTTTCTTGTGACATATTATCTGATGTCATGTCAGTATCTCCCATGAGTTTATTGCGCCAAACCCATCAGTGGCGGGGCAGAAGAACTTCCTTGTAGGGACTGCCCTTGTTGTTGGTTAAAATGCTGAGCCATCTCCGCGACGGCCCCTTGGTTCTGAGAGGTCAATTGCTCTTGTGCTGACCCCTGATCTGCCAATCTCTTAATTAACCAATCAATACTCTCTGCTGGAAGCGTGGCACGAACTGGCCGGTCTGGATTTTTTGGATCAGGCACATAGTAGTCAACCTTGATCCGTGCTCCGGAAGATGGAATGAAGTCAGCTTGTGCAGCCAAAATCGCTTGCTGCTGCTCTTCGATAATCTGCATGTAGATAGAAATCATGTTCTGATAATTTTGCTGAATCTCTGGGTTTAACTGCATGAAATCAGCTAACCGTGTTCGAGCCACAAGTCTTTTGAGCATATACTTTGCTTCATCGTACTTATTAGGGATCGGTGCTTCGCCTCGGTCAAGAGCCAAAATCATGTTCGTCGCTGAATCAAAATCAATCGTAAGGTCTGAGAAACTCTCTTCAAGGTTTCCAAGAGGCATCGTGCGAAGCATCTTGCCAATATCTTCTTTAGACAATTGGTTCCCGACGTACTGAAGAGCATGATTGATCGCCAGTTGACGGCCCATCATAGTCTCGATGTCGTCGTTCGTAGCTTCTAACTTTACCTTGTAACAAAGAGGCTCTGAGTTCTTAAATTCAGAAATATTGACGTATTCGTTCTTACCAATCGCTGGTATCAGCATCTCCGGCGTGTAATATTCCTTAGCAAGCTTTAACGCCACTTCACATACTTGAATTAAAAAGCCCTCAAACTTCTCTCCATATATAGAGAACTTTTTCTTCTGGCGAATGTTCGACCAAAGAGCCGCAAATAAATCAAGCTTCGTGTCTGCTGACTCATCAAGCTCCTTCATGTTCGCCACTTGATACATCTCTGCAATCTGTGACGACATGTATGAAACGTACTGGTCTCCCGCTCGGCCTTGAAGAACAGTGGGCGCTGCACCTGAATACTGTAGCGTGCGAACACCCGGAAGGTGTCCACCGTTTGTTACTTTGGTGCCCGATTGAACTAACAGCTTGTCATCGCCCAAAGTTACCTGATGTTCGGCAATTTTGCTTGCTGATCTATTTATCTCGGCTTGATACGGACGAAGCTGCTTAATAATAGACTTATGACGAGCGGAAGTTTGTACCTCATCAAAGCCTGCATACACGATTGGGAAAATCCCAAACGGAAGCTCCCCCTCAAACAGAATTCCAGATTGTGTCGTAATATAATAATACCCGTTCGGGTAATCCACACACGGCTTAAAATAGTATTCCCTTAAAAGAGCCTGCTTGTCTGTTTTTTGATAGTTCGTTTGATTACCGTCAAACACCATGTAGGTGTCATCTTTATCTTCGGTAATCATTTTTAGTTTATCTTCGTCATCGCCCACAAGTGCTTTTAGCTTGTCGATGTCGATCATTTTTCGGTAAATATAAAAGGCCGAGTCATCCATAGTCTTAGCACTCGGGTCTCTCAATAAATTGAAAGCCCAGACGCGCTCAAACTCTATCTCGCCTTCAAAAACCGGAGTTTTTGATGGGGTCGGTTGACCGTTCTCATCCGTGAGGACATTACCCAATTCATCCGTCTCCGCCTGGTACCCCATAAAGCGACCTTTATGTGGGTTCCAAAATAACTTTAACGCGACTTCGCCAAGGTCGATGAAATCTTTGCACCAAGACTGTGTCTTGAGCCGCAAACCCTGACGTTTTCTTAGGTCCTGCCAAACGGCATTATTTAACTCCGCAGTCTTTTGATCTTGGAGCTCCTTTTCATTCTTTGGAGCTACCAGTACTGACGGAGCATGAGACATGATTTGATTGACGTAAAATTTAGCGATTCTATTGATGTGATTCTTGGTTAACCGAAGCTTCTGCTCGC